CGAGTCCTTCTTTCTCGACACGTCGGTTGAAATGACCACATCGTTGTTTGCGATTGCGGCCCTGAATGCGGTTTGGACCTGTTCTGCGGTCCCGGTGAACGTGTTCACCATGAGTTTCGTCTTGTCGGTGATGACGGTCCCGCCGTTGTTCGCCACTAAACCACCTCAGTAAGCGCCTGATTGGGTGGAGCGAAGAACGATGTCCATCACCTTTGAATCGTCGGGGGAGAACAAGCCCACGAAGTTGACGGTCATGGTGTTGGTGTCGCGACCGCTCACGTTGGCGTCAGCCGCTTCAAAGCGAATCTTGTAGAAGTTGAACGTCAGGAGGTCGGCCGTGGTGTCGTCACCAAACTGCACCTTGAGTTCAATGCCGCTACCGGACAGTTCGTGACCGTCGGCGGTCGTTAGTTGGGTGTAGGTTGGCTCGGCAACAGACGTGGAATGAACCACCTTGTTGAAGGTGATGCTTCCTGTTACAACGCGGCGCTGCACAGGAGGCGCACGGACGTATGTGGTGCTACCAAGTCCGCAGGCGTTGTCTCCGTCGCGGTTGAGGTTGATGTCGAAGGAAATATCGGCCACCGCATCGGAAGCGGTGCCGTTGGCGTTGAAGAACACCTTGGCGTTGCTGAAGTAAAGCGCGGGCAGGTTGTCCGCGAACGTTGGGGAGGTGGTTCCTGCCGCTGCGATGGAGGCGATATCTTCGGACTTGCCCATCATGTTGAAGGACACGCTCGCGTATTCATTGAGAGCGGCGCTAACGGAGAACGAGTCAATGACGCAGCCTTTGTAGAGGTGTTCCTTGTCTTCGCGGCTCACGAGGAAGGTGTAGGATGGAAGCGTGCCTGCCTCGGTAAAGGTGTGTGGGTAAAATCCGCCGGAAATGCTGCCCACGGTATCGGTCCCCATGACGCCCATCAAGATGTTGCCCATGAAATTGTCTGATTGCATCGCAAAGTTGACGCCACCTTCGCTGACTTCCTTTCCGGTGACGGACTTAGAAGAAGCGTAGCGGCTCATATCCTCGCGGGTCAAGAGGTCGTAGGTGTGGCGAATAGACTCGTCGTCCACCTCGCCGAAGATGTAGGAACCGGCTGGGGTTCCATACGCTGATTCTTTCTTGAGCGCAACATAACGGTTGTCGAAGTCACCCATGCGTAATCGCCTCTATTGTTTGTGACGGATTACGTGTCGTTTAAGGGTTCACCTACGCCTCATGTTGATTCGGCGGTCATAGGTGAGGGTTAGAAGGTGAACGCAGGTCATATGTTCGTTGTTCATCTTGTGGTCAAGTTCCAACGAGTATTCATTCAAGGAATCTGTTGTCCCCTTGAGTCCTGTGGTGGTGTAAACCTCATCGAAGATTTCACCTACAATGTTAAGGCCGGTGCGGAAAGCGTTCTCGTAGTTTGTGCCTCGGGTGATGACGTAAATCAACACCTCGTAGGATTGGTCTACCTCTCCACCGCCAAGCGAAGCGAAAATCGGAGAGTCGATGCCGCGCAGCATCACGTTTACGATTGGTGCCGGGGTGCGAGAAATCATTTCTGACGACACATCAAATCCATAGCGGATTTGCGAATCATCAAGGTGAGTCTTTAGGAACATTCGCTGCGAGTCCTTGATTGTTTGAACAATGGAAAGCGCCATGCGAATGAGCGTGTCGGTTGCGAATTCCGAAGGTGCAAGTTCGTCAGGACCAAACGCTCCGTGCGTGGTCGCGTAAACGGACGACCACTTGATTGTTCCCGTGTTGTTTCCCCACGAGATAACGTTTGACGTGGAAGAAGCACCCGTTACCGAAAGGTAATGCGTCTGTGCGTCATCGTCTTCGATGATTTCTCGCATGTAGAGGCGTCCGTTGCCCGACGCATCAAGCGTAAGGCGAAGAACAAGAGGCACCGGATTTTGTTCAACCATGCTGATATCGAGTTCTTCGGACGACTCGACGGTGCTTGTTCCAATCAGTTTGATTTTTTGGCCTGACGCCTTGACTTCGACACGGTGGGTTCCGTTATCAATCGCCATGATGATTTCTGTTGTGTTTGGGACGACCGTGTAGGAAATGCACGCAAGTAGCGTATTCCCGCCCGTGGAGGCCGTCTGTGAGTATCGGGCGTCTGTGACCACCCAATCGCCCCCGGAGGCCGAGGCACCGCTCCCTGCGGCTGAAAACACGGTGTTGTTGCGGACAACGGTGGGAGAGGCCGGGTCTTCGCCATTGAGGCGACTTGTCCAGAACTGACTTGTTGTTGCGATTGCCATTTAATCACCCTCGGTAGTAGGAGCCGGGACCGAACTCCCGTTCGATAGCAGACCCGATTCGTCTTTCAAGTCGCCGTTCAACAATGCCCATTCCGAACTCAATGTAGGAGAGTTTGGGATAGCCATGAAAGAAGAAGCGGCCGGGGTTGCTCAAAGTCCAAGGCGTGTCGCTTCCCCTTCGCCCGAACTGCCTTCCTTTTTCAGCCGCGCCGCTGCTCCTAAAGGACACGTTGCGACCCATGATACCCTCCTGAAGTGCTTGCGCAAGGTCAAATTGATTGCCGTCATCGTCGGGAGAGGTAAGTGCGCGTTGGGCAATCATACCGCTGATAATTTCTGTGCCTCTTACGAACACGTCTTTTCGCTCATAGAGTTCGGCTACCCTGCTACCGGCATCTGGGATGTGACTTTGGCTTCCATCACCTCGCTGCTGAATATAAGCGCGAGTCTCAAATTGAGCCTCGGACATGATTTTGGAAAGCACCTTGGCGATGATGTGCGGAAGTTTGTGTTCCATGTCATTAAGCATGGCGTCAAACTCTCGTGTGTCCAATCGAATAGACGTGCCGCCAAGCGTATTTCCCGCCGAGCCAACCGGGTTAAGTGCCATCAATCAACACTCCCAAGATGAGCAAGGCGGCGTAGGGAAGACATGGCCCTACCTCGCACGATTTCGCCTCGCGTCTTGGACGTTTCGTTGCCTTGGAACAAGCCTTCGTCTTCCATGTAAATTGCCGCAGCAAGGTCAGCGCAAATTTCGCGAAGAACGTGAGCAAACTCGCCCTGCTGAACAGTCACACCGGAGGCATGGGAGAAAGAAAGTCCGGTCACGCCGGTCAGGTCATTGCTGCTCTTTCCTGTCCACTTGAAGGAGTCGCCGTCAACGTTGCCGTTGCCTGCCGTTGCGAAGGATGATGCAGAAGTAAGCGTGATTGTTGTTGCTTCGGCGCTAAAGGCCCCGTTCAATGTGGTTTCTGCGGTGTGGTCACTTGGAAGGTCGCGTCCGTAGTCGCGATAAATTTGGTCAATGTTAATGGTTGCGCGGCGAATGGCTGAGGTCAGTCGCGACGACGCTCGGCTACGTTGCGATGAGTCGAGGCCAAGGCGAGAGCCAACGTCGGAAGTGGTGCAGTAGTAGGTCATCAAAGCACCCCCATAAGCCCAATGCTGCCTGTTGCTGCCCCGACCACACCAAGGAGCCACCGAATGAGCAAGGATTGGTTCTCCTGCATCTGACTCCGAATGTCGCGAAGGTTGGTTTCGATGGAAGCGTGACGCTGCTCAAGGCCGGTCATGGCGTTGGTCAGATTGTCCAACATCTCGCCGTGGCGGTCAGTTCGACGCTCAAGAGTTTCGACGCGATGAATGAGAACGGGGTCCGCTTCATTCGCCATCCTCGACCATCTCCTTGACGGCCTCGACGGCTTCTTCCGCCTCTTCAACGATTTCCATGACCTCATCCAAGGTCACTTTGCCGTCGGCCATCACGCGGCGATATAGAATAAGGGCTTTTTCTGCAACGAAAGCAGCAGCAAGTAGGTAAACGGGAATGAGTTCGTATTGCATTTTTCATGCCTCCTTGTAGTCAATTTGTTTGACGGCCGAGAACGGAATGACGGTAAACGGTCTGCTATCGCCCGGCCTATACAGTTTGTAGCCGTGGTCTGTCTCTTCAATGTTCACGTTGGTATAGGCCTTTTCAGGAGGCCGGTAAACAATCTTTCCTCGTCGCATTTTAATCACCATCTTCAAGAATCCAAGCGTTGACCTGCTCCACCGTGGGAGCGGGAACGTCAAGCGGCCAATGGGCAGGGGAATAATACACGACTCCATCCCCGTCATCAAAGATTGGACAGTCCACGGTGTCGAACAACGCGGGGTAGCGAGAAAACAAAACGGTCCCAATATCAGCCATCATCCAATCCTCCTGATTGATCATTCGTTGTAATACCCGGCGCGTAGTCGGTATTTCTTCGACGTTGATGTGTTCGACTGAAGCCTGTTGAATACGGCAAAGCCAATCTTGTCGCCTACGTCAAACCGACGCACGGTTCGCACATCACACCCTTTAGCGGTCAAGCCTGTGCCGTTGGTGAAAAGCCAGATGGGACCACGCACTAAAATGTCGGTGCTTCCGGGTGTTGAGCCGTCTGAGGTATAGAGGACGTGCGCGATGGACTGAATGAAGTCGCTCGATGATGGGTTGCCCAGACCATTGTTTCCCGCAGCGTCGCCGTCTTTAAATCCGAACTTCCCGTGGACTTCATAGATGCCTGCCGTATCAATCGTCCAGATGCCGCTTGAGTAGGTAATCCCCTGCGTAGTCACAAGGTCTTGATTCCAAGCGGTCACAAGAGTTGTGGCTGAGTTGTTGAAGATTTGACTTGACCCTGAACTGTTTTCTGCGGTGGGGGCGCGAGAACCTGATGACTGAGCAATCCATGACGTGTCTGTGCCTGTATCAATGAAGCCCTTAGCCGAGATTGGCGTTGTGCCTGCTTCGTGCTTACCGGGCTGGATTGCGCTATCAGCAAGAATACCTTGTGCTGCGTTTGCGAATGCGGTGGGGTCTTGCAGGGCTGAGTCTGCCTTGACGCCCTGAGCCGCCGTAGCGTAGTCGGCTGAATTGAATGCCTTGACTTGTGCAAGGTTCGTCACCTCGGAGTCCATCAAAGCGCCTGCGGCTGTGACGTTAGAGGTGTCGGTCACGTCTGCGCTTGCTTCGATACCGTCGAGTTTGGTCTTGTCTCCGTTAGCAAATGCGCCTTCTGATGGCTTGACCTGCAACGTGGAAATGGTGACGCCTTTTACACCTGCAAGGTCAGTCAGTTCCGAATCCATCAGCGCACCTGCGGCGGTCACATTGGTTGCATCCGTCACATCTGCACCTGCCTCGACATTTCCTAAGAACGTCAGAACTTGTGCTTGAGTCAATTCTTCTGAATCCCCGCTTCCGCCTGTTACTCTCCCAAGCATTCTGCTTGTGGCTACGTTAGACACTACATCAACGGTTCCGCCACCGCCACCGCCACCAACCTCGCTGCTGCCGAAATACAGTTTGTTTGAGTCGCCGGAGTTTACCCAAATGGTCTTCGCTGCATCTGTTCCGGGGTTGCTGCCTACGGCGCTAAACTCCATTCCGGTCGGGTCAATGAGTCCGGTCACGTTGAGTTTGCCCGTGACTGTAAACTCTCCCTTGACCTCGCTCATTGGGCCTCGCGCATGTTGCGGGCTACGATACAGTCCGGGTGATAATTGAGAAAAGGACCACGAACCTCGAATCTTAGGTGGCTTGGTAATGCGAATATCCGAGCCTTGGTCGTCAATTGCAGTAGGGCCAATCAACATCACCCCGTCGCCGATTTCGAGTTCTTCAAGGGACAAATAACGGTTGTCCGGCATTATGATTTTGTGTCCTGCCGTTTCGGCTCGGAACTTCATTTTGCGAAACTTTCCTGTGAAATCACCGGAATTGTAAGCCGAGCCGTCGTTTACAGGGATTTGGAATCCGCCGGAGGTAGCCAAGAACTCGTATGACGCCATGCCGCCGTCAAAGGTAGAAACGTGCGTGGTCAAAGCATCAATACGGAACTGTTTGAGTCGGTCTGTGTCGTCTATGTTGTCTGCCGGTGCCCAAGTTACACCTGCTGAGATAACAAGAGCGGGGAAGTAGGTGTAGCCAAGCGTCCCTGTCGGAGTTTCGTAGTCAGGAGAATACGTTGTTGTTTTGAGGGTGACTGTTCCGCTGCTATGCTGCCCATCATCGAACTTGATTTTTTGTCCCGAAGTGCCGTTCATGTCGAAATTGATAGTGCCCGAATAAGCGGCTGAGTCGCCAACCATCACAAATCTGCTGCCAAATGACTTGTATGAGCCAAAGAAGTTTGGGGATGAGCCATTGACGAAATAAATGGTGCTTGCCGTCCCTGCCGTTAGCGTTTTGTTCAGGAAAAGGGCTGTGGTGCGAATGTCCGTGTTTAGGACTAAGGCGTGTCCGAACGTGGACTCGATGATGACTTCATCTACGCTACGATTAGACGCGGGAATCGCGATGTCCCAAGTGCAGTTCTGCGTTCCGTTGGAGTCAAAGATGATGATATCACCTTGAGCCGGAGTCCCTGCGGGAGTCCAATTAGCAGCCGTGGAGGCTGATGCCGAAACCGAACCGTTCCAAACGTAATTCGTCATGCGTCATCCACCCTTGTCTTCGTGGATTTGAAGACAAAGGCCGAGCCACCTTTTTCTGCGATAAGGGCGAGCATTTCCTCGCCTCT